ATGCAATATGATGCAGACACTAGTGAGAAAGGGACTTATTACAAAAGAGAACAAGCTCACCACACAAGGAATAGAGCTATTAAAGTTTGTAGAGTCTGAGCAACCCATCAAGATTGTAAAAGCCACTTCTGCTAATGTTCAGTTTGAAGAGTGGTGGAAAACATTTCCAGGCACTGATACATTCACACACAAAGGCAAGAAGTTTGAAGGATCTAGGAGTCTCAGACAGAATAAGGAAGAATGTAAAATAAGATTTGATAAGATAGTGCTTGAAGGAGAATATACAGTGGCTCAACTAATAGAAGCACTTAAATTTGATGTCCTTCAAAAGAAAGAAAACTCTGTTAAAACTAGCAACAACAAGCTTACGTTTATGCAGAACTCTCTCACCTATCTAAATCAAAGAAGCTTTGAACCATTTATTGAATTAATTAAAGAAGGAGCTAAGGTGGAAGAAGCTCCTAAAACTGCAGGAGGCACTGACATATGAGTTTTGAACAGCTAAGAAAAGAAGTGGAGCTAGGGCTGGAAGGACGCAATGGGGGTATTCCTATGGGATTTGACAGACTCAATAGATACATTGGTATCCGTAAGAGTATGTATTTCCTTGTGGGCGGCTTAACGGGCTCAGGTAAGACATCCTTCATAGATGATGCATTTGTGCTAAATCCATTTGATTGGTATATTGCTCAAAAAGACCCAGGCATTAAATTACGCATCATCTATCGCTCTATGGAGCGCACAAGAGTGTATAAGATGGCTAAATGGGTGAGCAGAAGAATATTTCTAGATCATGGAATAATAGTTCCTGTTCCTAGACTGTTAGGCTGGACAGAAAAGATGAGCAAAGATGAACATGACCTATTTCTAATGTATGAAGATTATATTGGAAACATGTCAGAAACCATCACCATCATTGATGGACCAGAGAATCCTGTAGGTATTGCAAAAGAATTAAAGGCGCACGCTCTTCAAAATGGGCGCATTGAGCAAATAGATGAGTATAATAAGCGCTATTTCCCCACTCATGAGAACGAAATAACTATTGTTGTATTAGATCACATTGGTCTACTTAAAACCACTAAGGACCAGACTACCAAGAAGCAGGCTATTGATAAAATGTCAGATGAGCTTAGATATGCTCGTGACTTTTATGGGTATACACCAGTGGTGGTGAGTCAGTTCAATCGTGATATTAGCAATCCCATTCGTATTAAAAATGGGGATGTTGAACCTCAACTAGAAGACTTTGCAGAGAGCTCTCAAACCCAAAATGATGCTGATGTTGTATTAGCCCTGTTTGATCCTATGCGCTATAAGGTGGCAGACCCTAGTGGTTATGACCTAAGCAAACTAAAAGATGACTATGGAGCTAAGTATTTTAGAAGCCTTAGGCTTATTAAGAATAGCTATGGTGAAGATGATGTTCGTATTGGTTTGGGCTTTTTAGGCCAAATAGGCATGTTCAAAGAGCTTCCAAAGAAATCTAGTATGACAGAAGCTGATTATGAGGCTATTGTGAATAAAACATATTTTTTAAACAATTAAAAACTACAAACTATGGCAAGGACTAAACAAGACATGATTAATGAGATCATTGCTTATTTCGATTTTGAGGAAGTGCAGAATTATAGGCACAAACTTGGAGAAGGTAATTTTAACCCTGAGGACAAAACTTTAGGATCTTTGAGAGAATCTGCTCGTGAGGTACTTAGTGATGTATTAGATTTAGATAATCTATCCACTTATTATAGTGAGCAGGGTGTATACACAGACCAGAGTGCAGGATTTCTGGCTATTGTTACATTCAAGCCTAATAAGAAGAAGAAAATCACTATGGATGATATTATAAACCTAGAGCTCCATTATTCAATTGCAGCTGCGTCAGCTGATGAAGATGTTTGGTATTAAAACAACAACTAATGAACATAAAACTATTTAGCACAGCTCCACACTCCACAGACACATTTTGGCAGATTGTGATTGTGCCAACAATAAGTGTGCTTAGAAACAATGCGCCTGAAGGAGCTTACACTGTGTGCAGTGTTGAGTGGTTATTCTGGTCACTAACATTTGTAATCAATGACATTAAGAGATCAAAGACAGCAGGAATTTGCTGATATGTGGCTAAACCATGGGATGTATGGTATTCTTCATCTATGTCCTAGGTTTGGTAAAATATACACCACCATCAACATTCTTGAGAAAATTAAGCCTAAGGTTAAAAGTGTGCTTATTGCCTATCCAGACAACAAAATCAAGGATTCTTGGAAAAAGGACTTTGAAGCTCGTGGATATGATGATAGCCATGTCACATACACCACCCATCTATCGCTTAAAAAGCACTTAGAAAAGCAGTTTGACCTCATTGTTATAGATGAGATACATCTGCTCTCAGAAGCCCAAATAGAGGCTGCTAGAGAGATGATAGATAAGCACATGGAGTTTAGCCACGTGGGAGGACATGTTTTAGGCCTTACAGGCACACTCTCTAGCTTTACAGAGAAAACACTACGTGAGGAACTAGAACTTTGTGTAGTGGCTGAATACTCAATAGACCAGGCTATAAAAGAGGGTGTTATTGTAGACTATGAAATCACTGTTGTGAGTGTTCCTTTGGATAATAAACGCAAACAGAAGTATAAGTCTGGATATAGAACAGAGAAAGCACAATTTGTGGCTTATGGATATGTTATAGACAGTTTAGAAAGACAGGGAAAAGCCACCATGTTTCTTAGACTAGCTAGAATGCGTATTATTCAAAACAGCATAGCTAAGATGGAGAAAACTAGAGACCTCTTACGAAAGCACAGAGATGAACGTGTGCTTGTGTTCTGTGGTGTCACCAAAATAGCTGATACATTAGGCATCCCTAGCTACCATTCAAAGAAAGAAGAGAAAAAGATATTTGATGATTTTGTAGCTGGTAAGGGTAAACACCTGGCTGTCGTAAAGATTGGTAATACAGGAGTGACATATAAACCTCTTAACTACGTAATCATCAACTATTTTGATAGCAATGGTGAGAACCTAGCACAGAAGATCAATAGGTGTATGGCTATGGAATATGATAATCCAGACAAAAAAGCACACATATACATCGTGTGTAGTGATGAAGATGTAGAAAAGAAATGGCTGAAGAAAGCCTTAGAATTCTTTGACAAAACAAAAATTAAATACATATGATAAAGTTTATCTGCCAGTATTGTGGCAAGGATACATCAGAGGTGGATATTGACTATCTAGCTGGTACAGACCATTTAGGCTGTTATCTAGAAGCAAGAAAAGCTGAAGATGAAATAGACCACTGTGTGTTATGTGGCGTAGAAACCCCTTATAAGCGTTCTACACACATTGACATGAGAATAGGATATATTGAGGGAGCTGGACAGCTGTGCAAATCCTGTTATGACAGAGGCACAGAAAGAAGACAAATAGTGATTCCAGCAGACATCATCTATAACACTCCTAATGATATGGAATTAGGAGCAAAGGTGAGAAGAATCTATAACAATCAATAAAACAAAACACATGAAAAAAGAAAAAACAGCAGAACTACGCATCACTTGTTTTGAGGATCAACAATGCAAAATAGAACTTGGTGGAGAATATTCAGAACTAGCATCAGCACTTGCTTCTCTTATAGAGCAAGCAGATGAAGACAATCCTGTGTACAAAATACTGATAACAGTGTTTGGTTCTATAGAGCTAGAGAAGGTGTGTAAGAGTTTGTCCAGTGATGATGATAATATCATCTAAGATTTATTTGGAAATCACTAATAATTTCACTATATTTACAGCAAAAATAACAATTAATCATGGCAAGCAAACTCATCGGGATTGTGGGGCCCACTGGCACAGGTAAATCCACTGCTATCAAGCACCTTGATCCCAAAACAACCTACATTATTAACGTAGCAAAAAAAGAGCTCCCATTCAAAGGAGCAGAAAAACTCTACAACGCAGAAAGCAGAAACTACAAAGAGGTGTCTGAAGCAACAGAAATTACAAGACTGCTAAAGACTATTTCCGACAAAGCTCCTCACATCAAAACTATTGTTATTGAGGACAGCAATTATATCATGGGCTTTAACATTGTGTCTAAAGCTACAGAAACTGGTTATGCTAAGTTTAGCTTAATGGCTAAAGACATGACAGAGCTGCTTATGCAAACCAGAGAACTTAGAGAAGACCTTACAACATTCTACTTAACACATCCTGAAATCATTGAGGATGGTGGAGATATTGTAGGCTATAAGATTAAAACTGCAGGCAAGCTGATTGATAATCAGATTGTTATGGAGGGACTTATGTCTATTTGTCTTTACACGCACGTAGAAGAGAATAAAGATGGAAGCGCTAGCTATCATCTGCTCACTAACAGATTTAAAAAATATCCTGCAAAAAGTCCTGATGGAATGTTTGAAGATATCAAAATTCCTAATAACTTGCAGCTTGTATTAGACAAAGTAAAAGAGTATTATCAATAACAATTAAAACCTAGAAATCATGTCAAACATTGGAGGCAAATTAAAAGAACAAGCACAACTACCAGAATTCACCAAGAAGGTGGGATTATTTGAAGCAAAGGTGATTGCTGTCAATCCCACAGCAGAAGAGTACAAGGACCTATTGGACATTGAGCTTAAAGAAGACAGCAAAGCTGTTGAGTATTTAGGGGAGAGTTTAGAGGGAAACACAAAGCTTCGTTTGGACTTTTGGTTGAAAGAAATCAAGAGTGGAGACAAATTCAAGCTCACATTCTTCTTAGAGAACAAAGAGAAGGAAAACAAAGATGGTACTAAAAAGCAATACATCAATGCTGTAGGTACCACCACATGGTCTGAGGATGCAGACAGTCTTCCTGATTGGTTTGCAAAGCGTGACTATCGTGTAGCATTTGTAGGAGAAGATGAACTCTATAACTTCCTACGCACATGGTTGGGTAATCTAGACTATCGTGATGCAGAAACCACATTACAGCTTGATTGGAAACCACTGATGAAGGGTAATGTAAAAGACCTCAAGAATCTTGTAGGAGGTTCTCTCACTACTAATGTTGTAGCTATGGCCACTATTAAAACTGTAGTGAAAGAAGATGGTACAAGAGAATATCAAGGAGTTTATAACAAAGGATTCCTTCCTTCTTATAGTTTAAAAAGCTTCCGCCTTGTAAACTATACAGATGCAAGTGTGGTGGATAAACTACGTAAGAAGAAATCAAAAGATTTAAAGCCTCATGAGCGTTTTGTTGTAAACATTACAGGTGAATATGGCTGTAAAGATTTCTTTGTCTTAAAAGATTTGAGAGATTATAACGCTGGTGATAACTTTGTTGCTTCTGACAAAGCTATTGCTGATGATGATTCAACATATTGATTCCTCCTCTGCTGTTCCTCAACAAGCCCCTGTCAGAAGTGATGGGGGCTAATTTTTTAAGAAATGATTAAAGGGAAAATTAAAAAGCCACTACTGGCTGAATCCATTCTTGATAAGATAAGTGAATACGACATATTTATGTTCTATATGCCTCATAAAGGCTGGAAGCTGAATGTGGTGACACTATCTCCATTTAGAAATGAGCGCAATCCCTCCTTTATAATAGGTAATAAACATGGCAAGCTTACATACATAGATTTTGCTGACACAAGCAAGCGTGGAGATTGTTTCACATTCGTTCAACAGCTCTTCAATCTAGCTGGTATGAGAGATGTTCTTCTGATGATAGACAGAGATTTCAAACTTGGTATATCTACAGGAGAGATGACAGAGGAATATAAAAAGATAACCTCTGCTTATAAACAACCAGAGAATTTAGGTAAACGCTATTCCCTCATACAAGTGGTGACACGCAATTTTACACAAGAAGAACTAGCCTATTGGAACCAGTATCATCAAGACATTGAGGATTTGAAGAAAAACCAGGTGTATGCTATTAAGAAGCTCTATTTCAACAAAGCTCTCTATCCCTTAAAGGATACAGAGCTGAGATTTGGGTATTTCTATGATGGACATTGGAAGATATACCGTCCTTTTGGTGATAAGAAAAGCAAATGGGTGCCCAATAATGTTCCTATTACAGTGATGGATGGTAAAGAGGATATTGTCAATTGTGAAACAGCTTTCATTAACAAGAGTAAGAAAGACTATATGGTGATGAAAAAGGTGTTTCCTTGCTGTTGTGCTGTCCAAAATGAGGGCGTAGGATGTTTTTCTCCAGAGAACGTAGAATATTTAAAAGCCAACTCTGATAGACAAATCCTGAGCTTTGACTCAGATGTTACAGGTGTTAAGAACAGCCAGCAAATTACAAAGCTGTTTGATTTTGGATATGTGAATGTTCCAAAACGCTATTTAAAGGAAGACATAAAGGATTGGGCTGATTTAGCCAAAACCTATGGTCTCAAGAGAATTGAAGACTATTTACGATTTAAAACTATTTTATAACAAACAAACCAGAAAACATGGAAACTAAAAAGTCCTATGTGACAGCAAAGGATATTTTGTTAACAGCAGAACTTCCATTGCAAACAAAAACCTATAAGCCTGTTTCTCACCAACAGCTTATGGATCTCACGTTAGAGAGCATATATCAAGCAGGATTTGAACTAGAAGAAGAAAAATACTCTGCAGCAAAAGGTGGTGATGTAGCAAATGGTAGATATGTCATTAAGAATGTAGCAGATAGTGAAATGAAACTACAAATTGGATGGCAGAATAGCTATGATAAGAGTATGAGTCTTAAATTTGCTGTTGGTACACACATTATAGTGTGTGCAAATGGTTGTGTTTCAGGAGATTATGGTGCTTTTAAGAAGAAGCACGTTGGAGAGGTGCAGCTCTTTGCTCCTGTTGCCATAACAGAATATATTAAACAGGCAGGTGATGCCTTTGCTAAAATGCAAAGAGATCGTGAACTAATGAAACAAAGAGAGGTGAGCAGACGCACTTGTGCTGAGCTTATTGGTAGAATGATTATTGAAGAAGATATTATTGAAAGCACACAGCTCAATATTATTAGAGGTCAAATAGACAATCCATCTTTTGACTATGGTGCATCAGGCAGTTTGTGGGAGCTCTATCAGCACACTACATTCTCCATGAAAGAGGTGCATCCAAGTGTATGGATGAGAAATCATATTAACGCACATAAATTCTTTGTAGATGCTTTGGGAGAAGTTTCAAGACCAGTTCCACGAGAGCTGGCATGCTAAAATGAAACCATTTATTGAAAGTGAAGAATGTGACAAGATTTATGAGTTTTTGAAAAGGGAGAGTAAGAGGGGTAAGCAAATTGCCCCTCTTTCTAGCTCCACCTTTAGAGCTTTTAAAGAAACCCGTCTAGATAGACTATATGTCATTATGATTGGTATGTGTCCCTATCACACCTTCAAAGATGGTGGTCCTGTAGCTGATGGACTGCTTATGGGCTGTTCTGTTACAGGCTATCCTCAACCCTCTTTACAGAAGTTTTACGAAGGTCTGGAAAGTGAATTTTATAACGGGCTAGGCTTAGAGATTAAGAAAAATCCAGATGTGGGCTATTTAGCCAGACAGGGTGTTCTAATGCTTAACGCAGCACTTACAACAGAAATGAATAAGGCAGGCTCACATATTGCTTTATGGGAACCATTCACCAAATATCTGCTTGAGAACGTGCTAGATACAGCTGGTGTTCCCATCATATTCTTAGGCAAAGATGCTGCTAGGTATGAACGTTATGTTCCACCATTTACATGGTCTTTCACTCTGTCCCATCCAGCCAGTGCTTCCTATAAGCAAACTGATTGGGATACACAGGGAGTGTTTAAGAAGGTGAGTGAGATTGTTAAACAAAACAATGGTGTAGAGATAGACTGGTTAGACACCACCCCACCATTTTAAATTTGGAAATGTCGTAAAAGTTGTGTATATTTGTACAACTGTATGAAAACCAAGAAGAAACGTAAGTCTAACAAGCCAAGGGTTGTACGCACAAGAAATGCTGGTACAATGACAGAATCAGCATTCTGGAGCTTTATACGTAGTGCTCTAAGACAAAAGAGCAGATGGTGGAAACCTATATTGCAATGCAAACTAGAAGCTCGTAGAGCATATAAAGGACCTAATAAGCGCCAGAAGTATGAATATCAGTGTAAAAGCTGCGAGAGATGGTTCCAAGAGAAGAAAATTAATGTGGACCATATAATCCCAGCAGGAAGCCTAAACTGTGCAGCAGACCTTCCAGGCTTTGTAGAACGTTTATTCTGTGAAAAGGACAACTTACAGGTGTTATGTTCTGATTGTCACGATGAAAAAACAAAACTAGAGAAAAATGGAAAAGTTTAATCAGATAGTGATTAACGAAGAGCCTTCCTTTACAGAAATCTGGCATGAAGGATATGTAAAGGTGGATGGAGAACGTCATTATTTCTGGTTAATTCACCCTCAGGGAGTTGATCCTAGAGGTAATGAATATGCTCCAGAGGTGAGATGGTTCTTTGGCAGAGTGCCTAAGGAGGTGAGAGTGATGTACAATGCTATTATTGAAGCATTTAAACAGAAACAGAAATGATAGTGCAAACAGTGCACGAAATCTTAAATCCCTTTGATGTAGAAGTGAAGGACTTGGGGTATGGAGTGGCCTTATTCATGATTGTGGGTAGCATCCATTCTAATCCTCAGTTTATTGTACGCTTTTACAACACTGGAATATTAAGAACCGTAGATCAAAATGACCTGCAAGTGTATGGTAATCCAACAGCAGGAGAATCTTTAAAACCACAAACAAATGATAAAAGGAGCAGTGAAAACAGAAGCTGTCTATAGAGCAGTGCTATTAGACAGTTCGTCCAGCTTAAAAGAGTTTAGCTTGGACAGGAAGAAATACTATCGTAAATATGTCCTAGGGGAGGATGTAGAAGACAAAGATACACAAGCTGCTACAATGGGCAGACTTGTAGAAACCCTGCTTATGGAACCTGATGAGTTTGATAAGCGTTTCTTTATGTCTTCTTGTGTAGAAGCCCCATCAGCTCTTATGCTAGCTTTTGTAAATGCTTTGTATAAGCACACAAAAGATGCTACAGATGAGGATGGTGCAGTGACTAGAACATTTGAGGAGCTATCCAGAGCAGCATATGTTGATTCAGGATTTAAGATTAAATATGACGCTGTAATAGCTAAGTTTGTAGGCTCTGATGCTGAGGTGTATTACAATGAGATGCGTACAGTGAAAGCCAATGGACTAAGTGTAGTGACAGGAGAGGATGTAAATAACGCTGAGAAGATTGTAGAAGAGCTACGCAACAATTCTGTTACAAAGGACATTGTGAATCTGGTGAACAGTAAGCGTTATAGTGTATATAATCAGCTTCAAGTGGAAAACTATGAAGTGGCTGGACATGCTTTCAAAAGCATGATGGACAAGGTGATCGTTGATCACGAACAGCAAACAATACAGGTGTACGACCTAAAATGCACATGGAGTGTGGAGAACTTCCTAGAGGAATACTATCTCTATCGTAGAGCTTATATTCAAGCCTATTTGTATACAATGGCTGCAGCAGCATTCAGAGATACAAAAGAGGAGCTAGAAGGATATAAGGTGTTACCTCCTAGATTTATTGTTTGTGACAGCACCAACTATTACAATCCCTTGGTTTATACGCTTTCTGAGCAGGATTTAACAGATGCATATGAGGGCTTCACTCATAAGAACAGAGAGTATAAGGGTGTGGGTGAAATCATTGAAGACCTGAAATGGGCTCTTGAGAACAATGTATGGAACCTATCTAGAGAGAATTTTGAAAACAATGGACTTGTAAAAATTAGAAAATGAAAGAAGTAAAAAAGACAATCACTAGTATATTCATGGTGCCCACGCTAAAAATTAGTCGTGATCACCTCAAGGACAATGGATTTATCAATGGATATGTTAGAGATGCTGGAATAGATGAGCAGTATAAAGATGCTGTTTATTTACTATTTCAGCCCAAAGACCTAGATAGATTCAGAGAGTTTCTAGACAACGAATATGAACGCACAAAAGCCATTATTGATGATTATGATTATGAGGATGGATATGTTGTGGTGGTGTATGAGCTAGACACTAGATTCAAAAAAGACTTCCTTCTTGTAAAAGAGGGACTCTATTCTCAAACTTCCAAAGCATTCCAAAACCTATTCCCAAAGATTGTTAAGATAAAGAAAGGATATTTGAACAAGGATGAAATATCTCTGCAATATCGTGTCTTCAATAAGACAGCTGATCTTGTACAATTCTGGGAAGAAAAGCTTGGTGTGCAATTTGACAGTGATCAGGAGGTATGGGAAGGCTTTGATATTGACAAGGAAACATTAGACATTAAAAAAATGAAAAAACCATGTACGACAACCAAATAGCAGAGGTGCTACGAAAAACCTATGGAGATGAGAATTTCAAGATATATTGTGAGATGCAAGTGATGCGTCATAAACTAGCTAAGGAAGAGCTTGATAGACTAAATCAGTCTTCTGATGAGGATTATGAGCGCTACTTCTGGAAAACAAAGCTTGATGAACTTTTAAAACAAGAAAATCACTAACTATGGACATACAAAAACTATTTGAAGACTATCCAAAGTCTTGTGAAATCATCAAACAATGGTTCTTAGAAAGAATGCTGGAAAGCTTTAAGGATGAGAATGTTCCTGCTGATTTTAAAGACTTTGTTCGCCAGCAGGGTATTGGAACAGAGCAAATAGCTAAAATCATAGGAAGCAATCCTAGAAGCCTCTTCCAGGTGTTTGATGACAATAAGCTCTTTATTGAAATCAGAGTGAATGTAGAAGAGGGTCCTGAGTTTTCTTGGGGAGTGAATGGAAAGAAGGTGGATGACTGGTATGCCACCAGAACAGAGGCTGAACTTAAGGCTGTCATTGAGTGTCTTAAACAATTAAATGAAAGAGAATGAAAAAGGATAAGATAGTACAAAACATGGTGGATAAATATGCCTTCAGAAGCGCTGTAGGCTATATGAAATACGGTACCACCCTAGATGCTAACAATAAGGATAACTACTTACAACACTTACAGGAGGAACTTATGGATGCCACCCTGTATATTGAGAAGCTCATGGACATAGATAGGGAGCTAACTAGATTAGTTAATCTTCATAAAAATGATGCTGAACTGGGAGCAATTGTAAGAAAATTAGTTAGCTAGAATTTTGTAAATCTCTTGGTTTTTTGGAAGGGCAGTCGTACATTCGCTGCCCTTCTTTTTTAACCACAAAAAAACTATAGAATTATGACAGATTTGGGATTAGATGCCTTAAGTAAGATTACGGTGTTTGGAAAGTATGCAAAGTATGTACCTGAGCTTAAAAGACGTGAAACATGGGATGAGATTGTTAATCGTTATCAGGCAATGATGATTAAAAAGTATCCCAAATTAGAGGACCAGATTAAAGAAACCACTGGTTTTATTAGAGAGAAGAAGGTGCTTCCTTCTATGAGAGCCTTACAGTTTGCAGGTGCTGCAGCTGAGGTGAATAACTCCCGTATCTATAACTGCTGTTATTTACCAATTGACAGCATTCACAGCTTTAGTGAGACCATGTTCCTCCTTTTAGGGGGTACAGGAGTGGGTTATAGTGTTCAAAAACACCATATTGCACAGCTTCCAGCTATTACAAAGCCTGGAAAACAGCGTAACTATCTAGTTGAGGATAGCATTATGGGCTGGGCTGATGCTGTAAAGGTGCTCATGAAAGCCTATCTAGAGGGTGGTTTTATGCCTAAGTTTGACTTTAGAGCTGTTCGTAAGAAAGGCGCTAGACTGATAACAGCTGGTGGTAAAGCTCCTGGTCCTGAGCCTCTGAAGATATGTCTAGCACATGTACAGGCAGTTTTGGATAGAAAGCAAGAGGGAGAAAGCCTCACACCCCTAGAATGCCATGATATCCTGTGTCATATTGCTAACTCAGTGCTAGCTGGTGGTATCCGTAGATCTGCCATGATAGCTCTATTTAGCCATGATGATGAGGAAATGATCACCTGTAAGTATGGAAACTGGTGGGAAACTAACGAACAGCGTGGAAGAGCTAATAACTCAGCTGTTCTGAAGCGTGGAGAGATTGGAGAAGAGGAGTTTGATTCCCTTTGGAAGAGAATTGAGCTATCTGGTTCTGGAGAGCCTGGAATCTATTGGACTAACAATCTAGACTGGGGAACTAACCCATCTCTGAGAGCTGGTACTAAGGTGCTCACTTCAGAAGGAATATTTCCTATTGAACAACTTGAAGGCAAAGAGTTTATTGTTCCTAATTTAGATGGACAATGGTCTCAAGCCAAATGTTGGAAGTCTGGTACAAATATCAACCTTATAGAATTGAAATTAGACACAGGAGAATCCTATTTTAGTTCTCCTGAGCACGAATGGCCTGTGTTTATAAATGGTAGATATGTAAAAGTGAAAGCTTCTGAGATTAGAGATGGTGATAAGCTTCCTGTAAATGTATTTAATAGAGAAACTCTTCTTCAAAAAGAAGGTGTGGGCACTTATGATGAAGGGTTTCTTGCAGGATGGATTTATGGAGATGGATGTATTACAGAAAGATCAGACACTGATAAAAGAGTGGTGTCTTTGGTTGTTAGTGAAAAAGATGATGTTTTAGAAAAACTCCTATCAATAGTGAAAAGTATTGATGGTAAAGAAAGAAAAACATATCAAAGAGGAAAGGTGAATGAATTCCAAATAGGTAGTCCTGAATTCTTAAAATGGCTTGATAAATTTGGAATTGATAAAAAGTCTAAAGGACTTCCAATAGGTATTTGGAAGGATTGGTCTGAGCAGATGATTCGTGGTTTTATAGATGGTCTATTTTCATCTGATGGACATGTACCTCTTGATATGCACGGTGTTGTGTTAACATCATCTAATTATCAACTAATCAAAGATGTGCAAGACCTTCTTGGATTTTATGGCATAAAAAGCAGTTTCAGAAAGAAAACTCAAAAAGGAATAATGTTTCCAAATGGATATTCTGACAAAGAATATACTGTTTACACCATAAGAACCACAGTTCAGGGTAGGAAAAAGATGTCTTCTATTTTTAAACTATCTGTAGAGCATAAACAAAAAAATCTGACACTTTCTATAAAAGAAAAACCAGAATTTGTAAAAGTTCAATATGCAAAAAGAACAGAATTGCATGAGGATGTTTGGGATATTTCTGTAAAAGATGAAACTCATTGTTTTCATCTACCTCAGGTCACTACAGGTAACTGCTGCGAGATAGCCCTTAGGCCTTACCAGTTCTGTAATCTGTGTGAGGTGAACGTAAGTGATGTAACTAGCCAGGAAGACCTTAACAACCGTGTTACAGCAGCTGCTTTCTTAGGCACTCTGCAAGCTGGTTTTACAGACTTCCATTATTTAAGACCTATTTGGTCTAAGACCACACAAAAAGATGCTCTATTAGGCATAGGAATGACTGGTATTGGTTCAGGGGAAATCCTTAAATATAATCTAGAAGCTGCAGCTCATGTAGCCAAACTAACTAATTCAATGATTAGTGAGAAGATTGGCATCAATGAAGCAGCTCGTGTTACATGTATTAAACCTTCTGGTACAACATCTCTAGTGTTAGGTACAGCTAGTGGTATTCATGCATGGCATGCTCCCTATTACTTACGCACTATGCGTTTTGGTAAGAATGAGGACCTAGCAGCCTATTTAATGGTAAATCATCCAGAACTTGTTGAGGATGACCAACTTAGACCACATGATACTATTTGTGTACGTATTCCTGTAAAAGCTCCAGAAGGATCTATATTCCGTACAGAAACAGCTATTGACACCCTTGAGCGTGTTAAGAAGTTTTCTAATGAATGGATTAAGGCTGGGCATAACACAGGAGACAATACACATAACGTATCAGCCACTATATCTATTGACAAAACTAGAACATACACAATAGATCAGTTCCTTTCCAAAGAGGTTGTAGCAGACCGTTATGATTTTGGAGGAGATGATGGATATCTATCAGAAGGATATCATGTAAGTGATATATCAAAACATGATATTGCTAACACTAAATATGATGAGTGGGATGCTGTAGGACAATGGATGTGGGAGAATAGAGAAGTGTATAACGGACTAAGTGTTCTTCCTTACTGGGGAGGTACATATGTACAAGCTCCTTTTGAAGACATAACAGAAGATGATTATAACTCTCGTGTATCTCATCTAAAGAGCATCGATCTCACTAAGGTGACAGAATTAGATGATTCTGTAGACTTTGGTCAGGTGGCTGCTTGTGCAGGTGGTGCATGTGAGATAAACTAGTTTTTACGGTTAATAATAGAACCCTGGGTGTTTCTACACCTGGGGTATTTTTTTGTTAAAAACATTTGGAAAAAGCGTGAAAAAGTATTATATTTGTGAACATTTAAACACAATTACATATGGCAAAATCAAAGCAAGAAAGCTCTGAATCAAAGAGCAAGTTTCAAGAAGCTATGGATAAGCTAAATAAAGCTTATGGTATGGGTACTGTCCTAGCCCTGGACAGCAAAAGTGAGGGTAAATATGATGTAATTAGTTCAGGATCAATTGGTTTTGACTGGATTACACTTGGTGTAGGAGGATTTGTAAAAGGACGTTTGTATGAATTAATGGGATGGGAAGGAACAGGTAAGTCCACCATCTGTGGTCACCTTGCTGCTGAATGTCAAAAACAGGGTGGACGTGTACTGTATATAGATGGTGAGCATGCTGTGGATAAGAACTATTTTCAGGCTCTAGGTGTAGACACTACAAAACTGCTTATTTCTCAGCCTAGTTGTGGTGAGGAGGGTTTTAACATTGCTATGGAAATGATTAACACTGGAGAGATTGACTTAGTTATTATTGACTCAGACTCATCATTAATTCCTAAGAAGGTGTTAGATGGTGAGGTGGGTGACTCAGCTATTGGTAAGAAGGCTGTACTGAATAGTAATGCCTATCCAAAACTAAAGACAGCTCTCAGCTTACACAACGTTTGTGTTGTTGTAATTAGTCAATATCGTGAGAAGATTGGTATTATGTTTGGTAATCCCACTACAACACAGGGTGGACATGCATTAAAATTCTATTCTGATGCTCGTATTGAGGTGACTAAAACAGGAGCAAAAGATGGTGATGTGCAATATGGTAACATCACTAAACTGAAAGCTACAAAGAATAAGATGTGTCCTCCTTACAGAAAGTGTGAGTTTGAGATAGTGTATGGTCAGGGTATTGATAGAACAAAAGAGATGATGGAGCTTGGTAATGAGTTTGAGGTACTAAAGAAATGGGGTAAAACCATCACCTTCCGTGATACTAAATATGATTTAGAAGAGTTTACAGCTATGTTAGGTGATAACGAAGAGTTCTTTAATGAGATCAAAGACAATATTGTCCTTAAAATCAAAGAAGCAGACTTAAACGTAGAAGCAGATGCTGAAAATCAAATTTAAAAAACTCAGTGAGCATGCCAAGCTACCCACCAAGGGTAGTTTGGACGCTGCTTGCTTTGATGTGTATGCAGCTAGTGTAAGAATAGAACGTCCTAATAAGATGATTGTAGGACTAGGATTTAGCACAGAAATCCCTAAGGGCTATAAAGGAATTCTTGTTCCTCGTAGTGGTATTTCTAAACATAATTGGGTGCTAGCCAACTCTATAGGCATTATAGATGCAGACTACCGTGGTGAATGGATGGCTGTCTTTAGATGTCTAGGAGATATGATTTACCAACCTTTACCGTTTGGTGTAGGTGACAGATGTGCCCAAATCTATTTTGAGAAGATACTAGATGTAGCATTTGTAGAAACTGAAGAGCTCTCAGACACAGAAAGAAATGATGGGGGCTTTGGATCAACTGGAACAAAATGAGTAAACTAATACTATCCCTGGATGATGAGAACACAAGCTTGTTCTCCAAGCAGTATTTAAGCCTTCCTGAGCTCTGTGATGAGATAGAATCCAGACTGGAAGAGATTAACACGATGGATAAGCGTAAGAGAAAAGAAGTGAAGAAGGCTAAAGAAGATGTTAACTTCCTCATTGACATGTATAACGCTAAGGCTAAATTTAAAACCTACAACCGAGTAAAATGATAGATATACAAGAAGTGTCTAAAATCAAGGAGTATCAAAGAGACTTTGAAGAGCGCTTTGGTAAACGCCTGGAAATTGATTGGGACACTATGAAAGGCTCTAGAAAATGTTCAATTACATTTAGACACTTCAAAGAACAGGATTTTATTGATCCTGAGCAGGTGTTAATGGAATGTGTCACCAAATATGGTGCTAGCCTTGATAAGATAAAGGATAGGAAAACCAGAATACATGCTGCTGGTAACAGAAGAGAGCGTAAAGCTGTTGAGGAGTTTTCTAAAGCTGTTATAGAAAGCAGAATCAATGTGAAAGAAGCTGCAACACTTATCAACCGTGACCGCACTATGATTTATCACTTTGCATCCCTTAGCTAATGAAAAACAAATGTAAAATATGTGATAAGAGTTGTGAAGGAGAGTATTGTTTTAGACACAAACCTAGAAAATCACCATCTAAAATGTCCAGTTTATTTGCTAAAAAACTTGACAAACCTGTCAAAAATGATGATGAAATTCGGAAGATTTCCGAAATGCGTAAGTTTTTCTTACAAATATGGAAGAAGCGTGCACATTTTTCTGAGATAAGTGGTACACCCCTAGGTAAACAACCCCTAACAATATTCTTCCACCACATCCTGTCCAAAGAGAAATATCCTCAGGCAGCGTTTGATGAACAAAACATCATACTACTGACATTTGATGAGCATACAGCTGTAGAAAATGACATATATAAGTATGAGAAGATTAATGAGAAACGTAAACTTTTACTAGACAAATACAACCAATGAAAAACCAATTCTTTTACACTCGTAAGGAACTAAAGAGTGGTACACCTGAAAATCCTGTGTATAATGTGTTCCGTGATAGTTTTAACATTAACAAGGTGATTCGCACCATAAGTATTGAGGATGGAAGACTCCTCATCCTTTTGGATGATTTACATGAGCGTGCTCAAGAAATGCCTGATGTTGATCCTCGCACTAATAAGGTGAAAGGAATCAAACGTCAGAGAAACACCTTCCAGAGTGAAATCTATTTAGAACCAGAAGATGTAGAACGTTTTTATGCTGCCACTAATCTCGTGTAAATGCATCACTTACGGTAGGGTGGATACGCTTGAGGAGAGTTTACATTCTTTCCTCAAGCAAGACTACCCTGCTGATAGATGTGAGCTGGTGATAGTGAATGACTATCCTCTACAAACCCTTAAGTTTGATCACCCACAGGTGAGGATTATAAATGTCAATCACACCTTCACCACTATTGGGGCTAAGGAGAACTTTGCAACAGAAATGTGTGAGGGGGATATTATATGCCAGTGGGATGATGATGATGTAGCTATGCCTTGGCACTTGCAGAATGTAGCTAAATATTTCACAGATGATGTAAACATCCTCCATTGGAATCCAGGAGTGTATTATAATGGAAATAACATCACTGATATCACCTGGATAGGTAATTCAGGGATTGTGTTCCGTAAATCTGCTTGGGAAGCTGTGGGAGGTCATCCTATTGAGAATGCTGGATATGACATGACATTCATAGAAAGCCTTCATAAACACGGAGGAAGACTATTTGCTAAGCCTCCTAGAGCTGAGGCTAGCTGGTTTTATATGTGGGGAGGACGTAGCTATCATATGTCTGGTCAGGGACATGATAAGCCTGGCAAACCTAACGCTATACAAAGACACAGCGCTCATATTGAGCAGCTTAGATTCCAGGGAAAAATACCTACAGGAGATGTAGAGCTAAAGCCCAAATGGAAGCATGATTATGTTAAGATGCTTGCAGACTTTGTAAAAGCTCATCCTTAGTAAATATCCTGATGGTGTTATCACCATAGTTTGTGATGGCTATCCTACCATTTAGCGCATCTATACCATGTGGGAAGTTAAACCCACCGATTCTACCAATATATTTAAGTTTATCATCCACTAGTGTGCAATGTGCCACTGTATCATCTCCTTGAATGGTTATCAATATATCATCACCATCCATGGTGAGAGAGTCTGTTTGTCCGTGAAATCTCACCTCATCCAGTCTTTCTAACGTAGAAAGTTTGAATAGATAGAGAATAGACTCACCTATCACGGTGGTTTGTCCTATTTGAGGAAGACTCTTTGCACACACCACTACCATTCTATCATCTTTTATATGAACATCTTTGGGGTAGTGGTCCATGTCTTTTAGGTTGCTTTTTACCACGCCTTTATTTACGTCTATAAACAAGCACCCCTTGTTAAAGTCACTATTACTAGTGATGATGATGGTGTTGCTGTCTACAATCTTACATCCGTGAGCTTTTGTACTGGGAAGCGTGATGCTTTTCCTATACACTATCTTATCATCCACTACATCAAATATAGAAGTATGTCCATCAGGGTCAGAAAATGGATAGTCTGATGTAACTATCACACCATCTTTATAGTCCATTAAGTCTGGATTGTAGGGAGCCTTGAAAGAGTCCAATATTTGTGAGGTGCCATCCTCTTTCAGCTCTATTAGATATATTCTTCTGCTATTAAAAGCAGCTGATACAAGCTTATTCTCATTAATCCATGCTACAGCTGTGGCTGTTGAATATCTTTTTCTATTACCCACTGTCACCTCAGGAGCAATAGTGAGCTCATTTCTAGGCATTTCAATAAGGAACATAAAGAGTTGTTTGTTTTTGGTTTGGGTTAGGCCAGTGCCCATCTTTTTGCTTTCTAGCTATTTCATCCAAATATTTATTTCTAATAGGAGATCCGTGTTTTGTAGAGGGTCTCATGGTAAGATTGTCTCCATGCAATCTTCTGTGATAGGCTACACCATCAAAGGTGGTGTGTTTCACCTTGTTATACATCAGACGATTGTGAAACTCTGTATCAGCTCCACATATCCAGGGATAGAAACCATTTAGCTGGTTAAAGACATCTCTTTTGATGGCTATAACAGCATCACTCATCTTATGTCCCTTCTTTACTATTTTATTGTAGAAGTTGATGTAAGTGAGTTTTAGATAGTGCACAGGCTGTAACTGTTCTTCTATCTTCTGCAGGCTTCCTTCAGCTAACACATCATCAGCATCAAAGAAGAGGATGCTGTTATGAGAAGCTTTGTCAATCAGGGTGTTTTTAATAACATAAGGTCCTACATTAGTGGGAAAATAGAATAGGCGTATATCAGTTCTATCTTTTAAGTGGTCAAGTGTTTCTTGACAACTGTCTACCCCCACCAGTATTTCTGCTCCCTGAAGAGAAGCAATGCTCTCATCTATGTATTTTATAGCCTTGTAGGCTGGCATTATAACAGAAAACATTAGTCAATAGCTGTTTCTCTGTAATTAGGAATGCTCATAATAATGTACGTAGGAGTGGCTTTGCTCTTCTTTATCTTATATCCTCCTTTCATCACTCTATCCACTAGTCTCCAATCATGCTCATATTCAGCGTCTAATCTGTATTCTTTTCTAAGGACATCTGTCTTAAAAATAAGCTCAGCATTCCCTATCCCCCCTCTAGAAAGTGTAGAATGTCTATCTTTCTTCCAGGGCTCTGTACGAGCATTAAAATAGCCCATGTCTATGTCAGGGTTTTCCTGCATAAATCCATAATAGTTGGCAAAATGGTTGGGCTTTAAGACATCATCATTGTCTAGAAAGCATATATATTCTCCTTGAGCTATATCAATACCATATTTGCGTGCACCATGCCCCCATCCTCCATAACGTGTGTCCATATTATGGAAGAGGATTCTATTGCCTGTAGCAGCCATTTGTTCTTCGTATTTCTTAAATACACTCTCGTCTAGATGCTTTTGAAACAAGGGACAATTGTCTCCTATAAACAGAGCTTCCCATCCATCAAACTTCTGGGCTACAACAGATTCTATAGCTCTAATAGTCCTCTGTGGTCTTTTCCACACAGGGCATATACATGTTAGTTTCATACAAATAAAAAAACCCCTCACAAAGGAGGGGTTGTGTGTTATTTTGACAATCTTTTTGTTTTTAGAGGCCACATCTTGCTCTTTAGTCTGAGTTTTGTGTCTGCCTCTTTCATATAATTAGCGTTGGGTCTTGGGTTGGGCACCTTGGGTGCTTTTTTTGGTCTACCTGATTTCATATTAATAACATCCTCCTCTGCATTTACCACCCATGTTCATCTTACCACCATTACGCATACTCTTTCCAATAGTGCGCTTGTAACCACCAAGGTTACTAGATACACTCTTCTTAGAGGGAGAAAGTGTTGCCCCACCACGAGCTTTTTTAGGCTTTTTACCAGCAGCTTTCATAGCTATAGCTGTTGCAGCTTGCTTCTTTAATTTAGCACCACCTTTGGCTTGTTTCTTAGCTCCTGCAATTTTATCTGCATATGTAGGATTGGGATTTTTATCAATCCCAGCCTTCACTGAGAGCATTCCAAAAGAACTTCCACTTTTAGCTTTCTTGTGCATACCACCATGTTTCATTGTGGAATATCCACCCATTGCTTTTTTAATCTTTGCCATTTGTATTTAAGTTTTTAATTGTTAGCAGTTCCATTTCCTCAAACTTTTATTGATTCTGCTATTTGGATCATTAGCAGTTTTAGCAGATGTACGACTTCTCTTCATACCTGACATTCTCGCACAAAAGCTCTTACGTCTATTAGCAGCTTTACTTCCAGGCTTTAACTTGGAAGGTTTTGTAGTGACAGCCATCTTTAATTTACTTCCAGGATTAGCAGCTCTATAGCTTGCCACTCCCTTAGCATTTAGTCCTCCAGATTCTGACTTACCAGCTTTACGAGTCCATGCTGCAGTTTTACCACCAGAGCGCATTTTGGGAGCTCTACGTGCTTCACGTTTAGCTTCTCTATCAGCTAGTCTATCAGCTCTACGGTTTTCTTTTGCAGCAATTCTTTCATCTCTACGAACTTGTTTTTCAATACCACAAGTTCTACCAAACTGAGCTTTACTAATTTTACCCATGGTTATTTCTTTTTCTTTGTAAAACGCATATTGCCCATACTGCTTTTAGCAGATCCTAGCTTTTTAGAAACACTAGATTTCTTAGGAATAAGCTTACCAGTTTTAGCTTTTGCTGTACCACCTGTTTTGTAATTCTGTTTCTTTATTTGTCTTTTCACCTCACCAGCAGCTCTTACGTTTCTATTTCCAGAACCTATATTTTTTTCGCTCATCATGCTGTTATAATCATCCTTAATTCTTGAGAATATATCTGTAAGCTTAGGATTTATATAAGCATCAGTTGATCTATTAGGATTGGAAGTTCCTATTTTCTTTACCTTTGAAGCTTCAGATCCTATTTTTCTGGATATTTGGTTCTCTGCAAAGTCTTTAGCCTGTTTTTTTCTTGACATGTTTGATATACGATTGGCTGCTTCTGGAGCATACTTACTCAACCATGAACCAATTTGGGCTTTTTTTGGACGTTTCATTTCTTCTTTTTGTAGTAATTAGGATTTTCCCTGTGCCACTTCTTAACAGAAGCAACACCCTGTTTTACTGTCTTAGCTTTGGCTTTTTTAGTGAGGTTAATTTTGTCCCATTTACCAGCAGGAATACCAGCTGTATGGTCTACAACAATATCACCCTTTTTATTCTTAAACACCTTGTGAGTTTGCCCTCCTACCTTCACCACCTTACCACCCTTTTGAAGAGTGGAACCTGCATAAGGTCCTTTCTTCTTAACTAGTGGTCCATTGGGAACAGGAGTGATGGAGCCCTTAATAGCTGTAATTGTATCACCACTCCTTAAAACACGTTTACCCACATAAGCTTCTGCTTTCTGTGGGTTACGTACGCCATTCCCTCTTGTTACATTCTGAGGAAGTGTATTGCGCAATCTAGGAGCGCTCTTAAGGAGTTTCTTAATGCTTGGCATTATTTCTTCTTCTTAGAAGTTGTAGATTTAGTCTTAGTAACAGGTTTAGCTTTAGGTTTAGCTTTAGCTTTAGTCACTTTACCACCTGCTTTCTTCTTTTGAAGTGCCTTTTTTTGAGCTTCGTAAGTGCTGTCTCGTCTAGCATTTTCTCTTTGAAAACTTTTATTTCCAAGAGCACCACCAACACGACTTACACCTTCTGAAAGTCCTCTAGCCATTTGAATAAATGGGTGCAATCGTAACGCTTGATTAACTAGATTCTCTGGATCTTTAGGATTTTTCTTAATCCTTCTGATGGCATTAGATATGCTCAGATCATCACCTAAATTTCTAGTTTCAGGTACGTTTCTGCCAGTTTGAGCTTTTCTTTTTAATATACGTCTCATAATCACTTTCCTTTACGTCCTTTGGACATCTTCTTTAAGGTCTGAGCAAGACGTGCACGCTGACCTAATTTACCTTTAGACTTAGCAGCTTTAGCTAGCTTAGCAGCAGGGATGGGTTTACCAGGCTTAGCACCAAGTTGAGCACGAAGAGCTCCAGGCTTCTTGATAGCACTCTGAATCCATTTGCCACCTTTAGCCTTCACCTTAGCACCCTTCTTAGCAGTCATGCTAGTGGCACCAAGTTCTTTATCACGCGTAAGACTAACTGGTGTGCGTTTACCAGCAAGTGTCATTTCTTGCACCTTTGTCCAAGCGCCCTTAGGATCAACAGGTCCTACACGCTTAGTAGAAGCATTCAAACCACGTTGAGCTTTTTTAATGTGTCTCATTTTCCTTTAGCTTTAATTTTACGTTCTTGTTTTAGCATTGCTGCTGTAGGTTTTTTACCAGGCTTACCAGCAGCTTTATTACGTTTAGCTGCTGCACGAATGTTATCCCACAAACCACGTTGTGAAACAGAACCATCAGCACGCTTAATCATTTGTTTACCACCTTTAGCTTTCACCTTAATACCTTTTCTTCCAATATTCTTTTGAGAAGCAGGCATAGAGCCTTTTTTCTTAAGTTCTTCCATCATTCCTTTACCAGGAGCGCTAAGATCAACATCTTTTTTACGAGATGGAGTTTGTTTAGTAGGCAGACGAAATATATCTCTATACTCTTTAATAGTGCGAGCAGTGTCCACCTTTACACCTTTTGGCATACCTCCTTTTCCTATAGGAGAACCTCCAGTTTGATATTTTTTAATCTTTCTCATGTTTATAAGTTTGCTTGTTGAGGAGTTTCTTCCACCTCTTTCACTACACCTGTTTCAACAGCTTGTGCCATCTTTTGCTCAATAACAAGAGCTGCTTCGTTAGCTAAGAGGATTCTTTGTGCTTCTGGAGTGCTTGTAAGAACACGGAGAGCGTTCAAAAGCAAACCAAATTCATTACCGCTGAGCTCAAATTTGTCTTCAGCAGTCCATGTGTACTTCTTTGAAGGATCGTAAGTTGCCATAATTTATGTAAGTTTTTGGTTTAGAAACAAATATAAGGGTATTTTGGTCAATCTGCCAAATTTATTTCAAGTTTTAGTTTTTGGTTTCTCATTCTTGATTCTGTTACTTTTCTAACATGTTCTGGAGATTTTTTCTTACCAAGAGCAGAGTTTCTCATTTTTAGTTTTGTTTCCTCTGAGTGAACTCTTCCTTTTCTAGATTTTCCCATTTTCAGTCGTGTTTCTTCAGATGCAGAACTTCCTAATCTTATAGTATTCCCCATCATAAACTCGCTTCTTTTCTTCTTAAACTCTTCAGAACATTTTCTTCCAGTGTTTGCTTTTCTTAACTTCTCAACACTTTCTGCAGAGTGTTTTCCACGACTACCTGCTTCTCGAATATTTATTAACTCTATGTTACAATCTCTAAACTGATCCATGTAAAACTGTTCATAGTTGTCAAGAATAGTTTGAGTAATATCCTCAGGTAACTCATGAAGTATCATAAACTCATGATTATCAACACCATACTTCAAAAATGAGTTATAGAGTTTTGGTTGTCGTTTACAAGTAAGATTTTTATAGTTAGATATTCTTCTCTTAAAATTCCATGTCTGTCCTATATAGATCTTACCAGAAGGAGATGATATTTTGTATATAGTAACCATCAGATTTCTATTTCAAATGTTATGGTACTAGAGCTCTTAATGCTTTTAGACAGCTGGAGCTTGATACCAAACAGGTTGTGAAACTTTAATAGCTCCTCTAGTAACATCTGTGTGTACATAGGCACTGAAGGAGCTATTCTAAAGTGGTATGAATAAGGGTTCTTAGTCACTTCCATAGAGGATAGCTCATCTATGGAATCTATAAGTCCTTGGAGGTGTGAAAAATAAGCAAGTTCGTTATCAGGCATCACCTCAGGGAAGAACCTCTTACTGATTGTCATTAGGACAGGGTTAATAAATAACGTGCTTTTGCAGCTTCTCCACTTAATGATTGAGCAATGTTCTCAATATCAGGCATGTTGTTAGCAGCTGCGTAGTTCTCAAGCTGTTTAGCAAAGCTAATTAGCTCACTTACAACAGCATCGCTAACTCCCACACCATAGTCTTTAAGACCATTCACTCCTATAGTTTTAGCTCTAGTGTTTGTATAGCCCATCACCTTTTCCACTATTTCATCTTTCAGGTCAAACACCTTGTCATACAGTCCACCAAGAGCTAAATGCTCAGCGTGGTTTCTTGTAGCCCAATGTAGGTTATGAAGCTGAATCTCAAAATAAGAAAGCTTTGTAGCTATAGCATCTGGAGAAAGTTCTCCACCAGATGTGTTTAGCATCTTCTCAGGAAACAGTGACTTTGCCATTAGTTAGTTTTTATAGATCCCCCAAAGCGGTTTGTATAAATGAGGTATTGCTTGATAGCCTCTGCTTTATCATCAGGATATTGTTTCAAAAAATCCTGCAGGGTTTTTATTTCTTCTGCCATGGTATTAAGTGTTTTTAGTTGTTATTTTTATCCAATTCCAATGTTCCATCCAGAAACATTATCTGTGCACACTCTTCTAAATCCAATAGCACATGATTGTTCTAGAATATTATTTGGAACATAGTAGTAGTATACATTACCAACAATGTTTGTAACATCTAATGTGATGATTACTCCTGGAGGTTCTGACTCACAGCTAATCATTGCCACTTGTAATGTAGGATTGGTGAAAGGATTAGTTTCAATTGCAAATATTGCTCCCTCTGGCTGACTTATTAAATCATTGATAATAAAGTCTTCTCCATAAACAGGAGGAGTACAGCTTGGATCACAGCACTCGTAAGCACCAATTTGTTTCCAATTACCCACCTTAGGTTTAGAGCGCTGGAGGATCAAACTTCCAGATATTAGTCTGCCTGTGCCATCATAGCGCACAAAGGCTTTCAAGTCTTTTTTATTGCTTGCCATTTCTTAAAGTTTAAATAAGGGTGGTAGTTGTTGTTGTAGTGGGAAGAACGCCACAAGGACCTCCTTCTAACACCTCACTTGTTTCTCCTGAGATGGCAACAGTGCCTTGTTGAGCACAGAACTGGATAACATCTGGTCCAACAATTTCAAATTCTGCAATAGTGCCATTACAGTTGTTATAGGTGAGAGTTACAGTTTCTTCTCCTACAATAGCTTCATACTGAATGCATGGAAGCTGTGTTGTTGTGGTGGGATTGCAGCATTCATAAGCTGGAATTTCTACCCAGTTACCCACCTTGGGTTTCTTTCTTCTGAGTATCAGGCTGCTAGGAACGATTCTCCCAGTACCATCAAAGCGTACAAAAGCTTTGAGAGGGCGTTTGTCAATTGTGGCCATGATTAATAGTTTAATTTATATTTGTTAAAAAGTTGTTTCAGTTTGTTTGCGTAATACCACGTACAACGTGTCTTAGCTTTTTCATCATTTAGGACAGCATCTAGGTGAGGGTCTTTACTAGGATCTAGTCCTTTGTGGTATTTACCTTTATAGAAGCAATTATATCCATCCATGGAGGTGGATACAATCCCTGCGTTATGAAGGATGGGGTGTGTATCTAGTTTTGTAATGGGGTCTGGAGCCCAGCTGAATCCCATCTCAGGAACCACCCTTGTTTCAGCTTCTCTGAGCCATAGATTCCAAAGAAGTGCCCACATATCAGCACACCAGCTCTGGAATCCTTTGCTTTCGCTTTCAAAGAAGTCTCTATTCACCTTTTGTAGATAGGACCTGATGACAATTGTGTCTGTCATCATCTTTTTCCAGAAGGCTGCATCTATATTCTTTATAAGATATTGAGCTCCTCCTGAATGTTCGTTATGCGCCTCAGCTATCTCTCTGCTTATTCCCACAACACTAGCTATTTCAGCCAGGATGTCTCTTGTTTTATACTCCTCCAGCTTGTCTGGAAGAACATCTTTAATCTTAGAGTCAAAATACTTAGCGTTAATATAGCTGTTCGCATCTGATAGGTAGTTTATGTCATCATCTACAAACTGTTGAATATCAAACTTTTCTGTAAATAGAATGTCTGAATCACAGTAGAATATTGCCTTTGAGCTCATGTCTGGATGGTCCTTGAAATACCTCCAGAGAACATAAGGTCTTAGAATGGGAATGTATATACCCAATAAATCACTAATACTATCTGTGTCTTTGTAGAAAACAAACTCAGCTTCTGGGTAGAGGGCAATCACCTGGTCCCATTTCTCATTTCGTTCTCTGTACTTAGGGATAAAAATGAGGACAATAGCTTTGTCACTATCTCCTCTTTCCTTTAAGCTTTCTAGCCATAGATTCACCTGCCATGTGTAGTAGGTATCATCTGGCTGAGCTGTAACATACTTAAGCTCCTTCATATGTAGTTGTTGGTTTTAAGGGCGCTATCACCCAATAGTGGTGCTAGTGGTGGTGGTGGTGAAATTGTCATTCAGCTCACAAAGCTGGCAAGAAATCCCTTCCAGTTGCTTTGCAATCTGCCACAACAAGTTCTCTGTTGTACCCCATCCTATTTGTTTAGCTGGTATTCCCATTTTATATTCCTATTTTATTCACTGTGAAAATTACTCCTGGAGATTGCGGTATGGTGCTTCCAACAGGAGGAATGCTTGTTATAGCTGTTTTTCCCTGGTTGCTAGTCCACTCCAGAGCCACTACATCACCAGCAGAAAGTGCTAGAAAAAGATTCACTGTCATGAGGGTAGCACCAGGTGTACCTCCATGTATAGTGGGAGTGGTAATATAACTAGCTGATTTAGGAACATCGTTCCCGTTCAATGTAAACCACATTATAGCATCCTCAACATCGTTGCTAAAATTTTCAAACTGAGTACTAAACTGCAAATTGTACACCCCAGCATTAGCAATAGTGACATCACCTGTAAGAGGGTTGAGTGTCACTCCGTTTGAAAGATCAGTTACATCCAATAACACTTTTGCAGGTACGCCAGCAGCTGTATATTGTGCTTGAGCTACACCAGCCCCAATACTGTGATTGGCTCCATTAGAACCAGCTACACCCCTTGTAATACCCGTAAATGTATTTCCAGATATGCCAGTGTAGGCTATAATCTCTGCACCGATTCTAATATATCCAGGAACATTAAACCCTGTTGTATCTACCACCTGAATTGGGTTGGTAGTGTTGGAGTTCATACCAGCTGTAAGGGTGGTGGCACTATCAAATATGAAAGATCCATAATATAAGCTTACACCACTAGTACCAGAACTTCCAGAACTACCTGATACTCCACTTGTTCCTGAGGTACCGCTTGTTCCTGTAATTGTGCCTATATTATCGTTGAGGGTACAGAGCTGACAACCAGTTTGCTCCATTTGTTTAGCAATCTGCCACAACAGGTTGTCCTGTGTGCTCCAGCCTATCTGTCTTGAAGGTATTGACATGAGATGTTACAAATATATGGTGATTGTTAGAGAAAACAATGAGCATCAACAATTTACAATAACTAAATTAGTTAAAACGGCTCTAACTAAATTTGTTTAAATGCCTGGACAGCAAAATATAGCAGACAAAGAATAATCCTGAAACGCAGTAAAAGATAGCGTCTGCTATCCAATATGATCCAGTGGCTTCCATTAATAATCGAAAAAGTGCATCGTATCCAAAAGGCAAAAAGAACATTGCCAGCATCAGAGATGTTTCTCTCAAGGCCTTTAGCCTGTTTCTTTGTTTTCTTAACATGCTCACCGTCCATACAGGGGGGTTTGGTTATCTGCCTTGACCTCTATATTTAGAGACCTTTTTATCTTTTGGACCTCTGGATTTTCTAGCTTTGCCACCCTTGCGTTTGCCAAAGGTGATTTTCCTAGAGTCTGTTAGTTTTCCTTTTGCCATGGTTTTATTTATTTAACATTATAGATGTATATACAGTCCAAGCAGCTAGAAGGCTGAGAACACCTACAACAACGTTTTTATGATCACGCTTGAGAAAGCGGATGGTGTTTTCAGCTTCTTCATATTTACCCTTATACAGATCCACCTGCTTAGTAACCACTCCTATCTCATCCATGGACTTAGACAGGTTCTTAGAAAGCTGTATATTTCTAGCTCCCATGCTTGCCATTTGCTTACGAAGGGTGAGAGTGAGCTCATTAAGTGTTGATAATGAATCATTTAGAAGGGTGAACTGGTTGTTTATATCCTGTCCCTGCTTAACGGTCATTATCACCACAGTGTCCTTACCTATTGTCTTTACCGTTGGATACTGGCAGTAACTTGAAAGGCTTACCAGCATCAACAGCGTCATCAAGCTTAGTCTTAAGTTCATTGTTTTCCTCTTTAAGGGTTTTCACTTCTTCTTTGAGCGTGGTGATTTGCTGGACTGTTTTGGTGACTTTTTTGTTGATGAGTTCGTCACTTCTTCTTCCAACGCTGTCAGCTGTGATAAAGCTTTTTTCACTTTGTTCAAGAATTGAATCAACTGATTGAGTTTCATTGCTTTGTATGTTTGTTTCTGGAGAGCTACAGCCCACCAAAAAGATTAATAAAAATATAAGTCTCATGATTATTTGATTTTACCAAGTTCCTGGAGAGTGGCTATTTTAGACATAGCAGAACTGAGTGCACTGTCAGACTTACAAAGCTGATTAGTGAGCTGGTCCACCTTTGTCTCTAACACCTCAATCTTTTGTCCTTGTTTTTCAATTTGGTTATTAGCGTTCACCTTTCCATCCACATAGAGGTAGCCCACAGCCACCAAGCAGATGAACATGAGCCCTTTTACAGGCTCTTTGGCAAACTCCTTAAAACTTATTGGAAGAGCATTAACATTAAGCTCCTTCGCTGCTTTCTTCACCATTGTTATTTCCTTTTGTCTTGTTAATAAATTTATCTACAGAGGCTATACCAAAGCAGGCTATTGTTAATATCTTAAATGAGTCAAATATGAATTCGTTAACTAACAATGGCTTATTCATAGCTCCTGTAACAATATCTGCCACAGCAAATATTGTCATCATGATGAATGCAGCAAATCCAATAACTGCCTTCTCATTGATAGAATTACTGTCGTTAAATAGATCGTGTAAGAATTTTTTCATGATAATAGATTGTGGTATTCTTTAAAATGTTTCAAACGGTCAGGAAGACCAATTGTACCTCCATTTACGCACTTACTTACAGCTGTAACAGTGATGTCAGAAGCGTCTACACACTTCTTAAGACAGTTCTTGTGGAAAAACCACGCTGCTGAAAGAAGGGGATATTTAGTGGCTACAAGGTCTGGGGTGGCTAATATGTCCTCAGGAACCACAGCATCAAATGCTTTATAGTTGTCTTTTCCTGTAAGCTGAATATAGCCTCTTCCACGAAACTTATATCCCTCACCAGAAGCCTCAGGACCATTTCCCATTCTTCCTCCATACACCAGATTAGCTATCTTTTCAGGTTTACGCTCGTATTCCTTAGCTTTAGCTTCTGTAGGAAAATACTTCTTAAAGATGGATAGGAGCCCTTTAGCTCCATAATTGAGGTTTTCATTCACCACCTTAAACCCACCAGATTCATGTCCTGCTTGGGCTAAGAAATGGGCTAATTTAACGGGGGTGTCTAGTTCAAATTTGGAGATGGTGTCAGGTAGCTGAGCTATTACAGCATCAGGAATGTGACCTTTTAGTTTTTCTATATTCATTTTTTAAGCTTTATCTTCCAAAATGCACCTATTCCGTATTGTAAATCGCCATAAGTATTTACACTTAGTGACCCTGACAAAGCAAAATCCTTCCTGGTTTTCAGAAGAGCAGATGCCCCTATTTGCTGATTATCACCACCAGTTTGGAAGACCCCCCCTACATACAGCTGTGTCACTTTTTTTGGAGGAATTGTGACAGTCTCCTTGATAATGGGATACTTAATATTCACCTGTGTGCCTCTACCTACAATTAGGTTTTTCTGTACAGTGTCTGTTATCTTTACATACCCATTTGTATCAATGCGTATGGAGTCCTCCATGATGTTCTTTGCAAGTAATTGATTTACAATCTCTTGGTACTGAATCACTAGCTTTGCATAATTGGTGTCTGGTATATACTGGTTGATAATGGTGTCATGTGATTCTATCTCAATAGTCTTTACCAGCTGAGGTTTGCTGTATATCAGGGAGTCTTTTACCACCCAAGCTGTATCCCTAACAATCGTAGGTTCTTCAGAAGGATTAGGTTGAGCACACTTTTGTAGAGCCACCACTATTAGTAGCACCACTATGGCTAAGCTCAATAAATTCTTCTTAACAAACTCCATATCAATTAGTTAGGTTGGCAATAATTTTGGTGACATATTCAGCTCCCATAACAAGTGCGCCTATAATGGCAGCAGCCCAATACACCTTTTTCTTGAATTCCTCATGCTTCTCCACCTGCTTTTCTAGCTTGTTTATCTTCTCTTCCAGATACTCAATATCTTTAACAAACCCACCCTGTTTTGTGAGGGGGTTGCCCAAAATAGCGTCTACCACTTGTGTAAGTTTGGTATCTATGGAGGTCATTTTCTCCTCTAGATCATAAAGACGCTGGTCCATGCTTTTTAATTCTTCTTTTACTTGTTCTTCAAATAGGTTTTCCATAGCACATTTACATAGGAAAGGGGTTTATAAAAGCATAGCACTCCCAGATCTCTCCGAACAGAAACCAGAAGTGCTATGTAATTTGGCCTGAAATAAAATCCCCAGGACGGGGCATAATATAGCAATAACCTGACAGAGTAGGTGTCTCGTGGCAAATCTATGAAAAAGTTTTGAAACTACCAAATATTTTTTCTACCTTTGGGACAGAAAATCAAGTGGTTATGCCCAATAGTTATGACTATTTCAAGCAGGATGTAAGACAGTGGTTTATAGATAATGTTCCCTTAAACAAAAGAATCTTAGATGTGGGTCCTGGACAGGGCACCTATTCAGAGCTCCTAAGAGACCTAGGATATAGAATAGATGCTGTGGAGGTGTTTGCTCCCTACGTGGATAGGTTTGATTTAAGGGATAAATATGATAGTGTTTATGTGGCAAACATCCTAAATTTTGATGTAAAACCCTATGACTTCATCATTCTAGGAGATGTGCTAGAACACATTCCTACAGAGCTAGCCCAAAACCTGCTTACAGATTTTGATTTAATGGACAAGAGGTTTCTAGTGGCTGTACCCTATATGATGCCTCAGGATGGTGAGCAGTATGGGAATGAATATGAAACTCATCATCAGCCAGATCTCACACCAGAGGTGATAGCAAAACGCTATCCAGGACTAGTGAAGCTGTACGATAACCAGTGGTATGGATATTATGTAAATGAGGATGTTAGATGGGAAAAAGCCTATGTGCTCTATGCTACAGAGAGCTATAAAGAAACTGTCCAAGCCTGTGTAGATTCCATTTTAACATTTAGCAAGTTTCCTGTGGTAATGGTGTATATGCTCAACTCAGATGTAAAAATTGAAGGAGCAGTCACCTTTCGTTGGAATTGTGATGTCAAGGATATACCCCAACAGAAATATATTGACAGGTCTAATAGCGACATCTATAACATCCTTATACAGCGTCCACTAATTGTTAAAGATGCATTAACACATGCTAAAATAGTGGCTTATATAGATAGTGATAGTGTTGCCACCAAGTATATAGACAGGATATTTAGCTTCTTCTCACCAAAGTCCGTTTATCCCTATTTCACAGAAGGGATATATGACTGGATGATACTTAATGGTAGAGGTGGGGCTGACAGTAGAGATGATATGTCAGGCACCCTTGAACATCCAGCCTGTGAGCTGTTTGGTGTGGACCAATACATCAGGGATAAATATAGACAGACAGGGTATTTTGTAGCTGGTGATTGGTGTATAGACTTCCTAGATGAGTGGGCATGGATGTGTAACCATCCAAGGATAATTCAGAATCCACAATGGTATGCTCCCTATCACGAGGAAACCATAGCTAATGTACTTCTATGGAAATACAAAGCCTTTAGTGGACTGCCATACATATACATTAATGGGTCCTTAGATAGGGTGAATAATTTAACATTCACAGGTAGGAAGCAACACACCAACCATTTTGTTGCTGTGCCTGCTGTTGAGAATCAACTGCTATTCTACCATGGAGAGAAGGATGCTGTCACTATGTACAGGATGATAGAGCGTCAAAAGAACCAGCTAAAGGTGTTATTCCTTGCACCACATCTATCTACAGGAGGCATGCCTGCATTCCTTCTAGAGAGAATCAAAGACCTAATTAAATACACCAACACTAGAATCATTGTGGTGGAATATGCCAATCACAGTGATCATTATGTAGTGCAGAAAAAACAGATAAAAGAGCTAGCTCACCACTTCTACACACTAGGAACTGATAAACTAGAGATAGTGGATATTATTAAAAGACATGCTGTAGATATAGTGCACATAGATGAGATGGTGGAAGATGGGCATAATAACTGGCCAGAAGAGGTGAGACAAGCTATTTACAATCCAGATAGAACCTGGAGAGTGATTGAAACATGTCACAACATTATATTCAAACCAGATATTGAGAAGCGCTATCATCCAGATGCATATGCATTCTGTACTCCTTTCCATCTAAAGACATTTGCTAACATGCCTTCTAGAAAAGAGGTGATAGAATATCCTATTGTAAGGAAAAACAGTGCACCTATGATAGGATGGGGACCAGGGAAACATGTGCTCAATGTAGGACTATGGACTCCTGGAAAGAATCAAGGAGAAGCTGTAGAGCTAGCTAGACAAATGCCAGATGTAACATTTCATTTTGTAGGAAATCAAGCAGGCAACTTCCAGCACTACTGGGAACCTATTATGAAAGACCTACCTTCTAATGTACATGTGTGGGGAGAAAGAGATGATATAGATGGGTTTATGGCATCTGCAGATGTGTTCCTATTCAATAGCACATTTGAATGTAATCCACTAGTGATTAGAGAAGCTATAGGACACGGGTTACCAATTCTAGCTCGCAATCTTCCTCAATATGGAGATATGTTCACGCCCTATATTACAGATCTGAAGCCTGAGAAAATGAAAGAACAGCTCACAGAGCTGTTAAAAACTAAACCAACATACACCATTCCCGTAGAACAAAGACTTCAGTTTGCTCAAAAACACATTGATTTATATCATGAGGTGGTAGATAAACCAATACAGCCTCAAGAGGAAAGCGTGACAATTGTTCACTATTTTATTCATGAACCGTTTCTAGAAATAAGAGGAAACTCTAAAAGCAAATTCCTAGTTAAATATTTTGATGAGCAGGGAACATGTCACTTTGATAGTGAAATCACCACTAACAACTGGGTGAAGCTCAACAGAAGATGGTATACCAAATGGACTATTAAGGTGTGGAAGGATGGTGATTTGTATTATGAATACACACTAGACTACACAGGTAAGCGTGTGTACATAGCTTTTGACAGTAAGTCACTAGGAGACACTATAGCCTGGATGCCTTATGTGTTAGAGTTTCAGAAAAAGCACAATTGTAAGGTGGTGGTGAGCACACACAAAAACTTTCTCTTTAAAGATGTCTATCCAGAGCTTGAGTTTGTCAAGCCTGGAGAGAGGATAGATAACATTATTGGTATGTACAGCATAGGATGGTTTTACAATCCTGACAAAGAACCGCTTTTGTGTAACACTATAAGGCTTCAAGAGGCAGCTACAAACATCTTAGGCCTTGATTATCAAGAACTTAAACCAAGAATTAGCTTTACGCCTGGTAACAATTTATATGGTAAATATGTTACGATAGCCACTAATTCTACAGCTGGCTGTAAGTTTTGGACCAAGGATGGATGGCAGCTATTAATCAACTTCCTACATGAGAAGGGATATAGGGTGATAAACACCTCACAGGAAAGAAATCCTTTTGACAATTGTGAACAGCTGGAAGACTGCTCTATAGAAAACACGATGAATGTTATTCATCATAGCCATCTATTTATAGGACTATCTAGTGGGCTTAGCTGGTTAGCGTGGGCTATGGATAAGAAGGTGGTGATGATATCCAACTTCACAGAGGCTGACCATGAGTTTAGCTGTATAAGAATACACAGAGAAGATGTATGTCATGGATGCTGGAATAAACCACATTTCAGATTTGATCCAGGAGATTGGGATTGGTGTCCTGAGCACAAAGGCACAGACAGACAATGGGAATGCCATAAAAAAATAAAGGCTAGCCAGGTGATATTATCCCTGCTAGCCCATATTTAGTCTATTTATTAAGAATTAGTATATTCAATTATATCATATTCTACATTTATACCAATGTTGATAGATTCAATATCAGGAATGATGATGATTTTAAGTTTCTTTTGTTCAATTAAATCCATCAGCTGATTAGACAGATGATACATTATCTCAATAGCAGACCAAGGATTCTTTTCATCTGTAGGAACATCTCTAATAGCTATTAATACTTTACCCCCTTCATTAATTACTTGATTAAACATTTCTTTATGACCCCTATGAAGAGGTTGCCATCTTCCTATAAAAAGTGCCCATTGATTTTCAGTCTTAGGTAGAGAACTCTTTACATGAACTTTTTTAGACCATCCCATATTATTTGGTTTTAATATGATTAACAATACTCTCACATAAAGATATGAAATAATCTTGATCAAATTTGTTTTTCATTATGTTTATGTGCTTGTGTACAAACTGTATATTGTCTTTTACATAACCTCTAGAAGAGTCAATTCTGTCTAAACTAACTGTTTTAGTTACAGTATCTTTTCTCACCTTTGAAAATTCAATAGGTAATCCTGACAAAGCGCACTTTCCATTTTGTTTTAGAAAAAGTTCCCACAGATCTTCTATGGTTATATCAAACTCTATTTTTCTAGATTCAGCTCCTCTTTTAATATTTGAATAGAAATCTCTAGGAATATCACCAAAACCTTTCCAACTCTTGTGATCTTTGTTTTTGAGATTGGTCATGCATCCACAACTTCTAGTGTATCCATTCTGTAAGTGTTTTCTCTGAATAAGCTTTACATTTCCACACTCACACTTGCACACCCACATTCTTTCTCCAGATGCACTCTTATCACCCTTGTATTCTAAGGCAGTTAGTTTTCCAAACTTATGTCCTGTTAAATCTATTGTTACCGCCATAATTTTGAATTTAAAAAGTTACTGTTTGCCAATAAACATTGCCCATTGTCCAGACTTGCTCGAAGCTTTTGCCAAAACGTTTTGCATTGATATGACTATTTATGATTTGTGTACAGTTGTCCAAAGATAGGGAAGATGTGTCAAGATTCAAAACATCTTCATCAACAGGTGTGTCAAAATCTTGTACATGGAAAGATTCTCTACCTCTTTCACCCTTGTATGTTAGGTGAACAAAATAGACATCCTTTGTCAAACTTCTTAAATAGTCTCTAGCTTCTTTGTAGGGATAGACAAGCGATAGAACAACGTTCTTACCTGTGCTGTTTAGATAGTGAGCAATGTCACTAGCTCTGTTCAGGTTTTTTATTCTACCCTCTTTAGAATAATCCTTGTTTACAAACAGCTCTCTAAGCTTATCTCCATCTATGTTCACATAGGTGGTGGTCTTTTTTAATATCTCATTGGCTATAGTGGACTTACCACTATGAGGTTGGCCAAATAACACTATAATCATATGTTTCTCAAGATGTTATCAATTTTAAACATTTAAATGATTATTTCTTCTCATCTACCAGCTTGAAAACCAATGGATAATACTCCTCAGTTTCAATATTAGATAGACTGTCTAATGTCAAGTCAGCTCCCCATAATGTTGCTACATTAATAGTCTTATCTGCTTGAAGGAGATCATTATGTTCCTTATTAAATTCAGGAAGGTTTTCATTACTAATACTAATCATTCCATTTTCTTCTTTGCCATGTTTCTTAAACAGTTCTTTTCTAGCCTCCTCATAGATTTTAATATCTTCAGCTATAGAGTTGTTTAGTCTTTGTAAATACACTTTTAGCTTAAGAGACATCTTCTGCTTCAAAAGACCTTGTGTTACCACCTGTCCATCTTCCTTTGTAACACCATTGAGTTCATAAAAGAGGGTTATCACCTCATGTAATTTTAAGTTCATAACTTGTTGATTTTATACAAATATAGTTTGTTTTGTTCACTTAATCAAATATTCCCATTTAAATCCGTATGATGTTTTAGCTATACCTCTGCAACACCTCCAAATATTACCTTGACTGAATCCTAGTTCTATCTCAGGCCCGTGCATTGAGTTCCAAACTCTTATAAAACCACCGTCAAGACTTTTCTGGACTATTGGTTTTTGCTTAGATTTTGACATCTTTCTTTTAGTTTCTTCAGAAAGTTTAAATCCTTTTCTCCTAATACAGCTTAACCTAGCAGACTCTTTGGCTTTATCACTATTTCTTAAACCATTTGTAAGCTTTTCTCTGTACAAAGGATCTTTAAGCCTTTCTCTCATCCTTTTAGCCATCGCAGCCCTTTGCTCTAGTGTAAAAATTCTTTTTTTATTAGCCTCCCCAATAGCTTTTCTGTGCTCTTTGGAAATTATGGCTCCAAGGTTCCCTTCTCCACCATCAGTAAGATTGGCTAAAATACCAGTTTTATTATTTAGTCTTCCATATTTAGCTATAAGCTCTTTCTCTTTTTGGCAAGCATCTTCCCAAGATAGATTGTCATATATAATTTCCACTTTGTAGGAGGTTTTGTTGGCAATTCTTTGCCATATTTTGTTCCTACCTTTCTTTCTGTATGCTCTATTATAATACTTAGAAGACCCTATACCGATATAAAAAGGCTCGTTTTTGTCGAGCCTAATGTGTTGATAGACATAAGTGGCGGTCATCTAGTTAATTACCATTTAACCAAGGAAGAGGAAGTGATATTACAGGAGGATTTATTTGATTCTCAATCTGTTGTGCTAAACTAGCATCAATTGCTTGCGTGTCTAACACTTCTTCCAACCAGCCAATTACAATCTCTTCTGTAAGATCTTCATAAGGAATGAAATCTTCAGGAGAAGGAAGAGGAAGACTCACTGTCCTATATGTATCAGCAAAATAGGTTTTTCCATCCACTTCAGATGTTGCGTTGCGTCTATAATGCACTGTAAACACTACATCCGTCAGATTGTCAGAAGTTTGTGGGTATTCATCCATTGAGGATATCACCCAGTTGTAAATAATAGTCATAAGTTATTGAATTTTAATTGTTTAAATGTTTTGTTTTTTTTTTTTTTTTTCCAATTTT